AAATTAAAACAACTCAATACAGCATATGAAAAGACGATCAAGCAATCAAGCAATCAACAGCGATTCAAGCATTCTTGCTCATTTTCTAGCAAACAATTTATAAACAGTTCTTTGACAACAAGTAGACTTACGAGTTTTCGGAAGCAAATTTCATATTTTCGAATTTTATTCTTAAACCAAAACAATCAAATGGCATCAGTTGTGTTTTTCGGAACCATCCCTAGCACTCTTGTGCTCCCTGTGAACAAGGCAACTAATCATGTCAAGTGCGCAATCGCACCAGCTGTTGTCGCACCACCAGCTTTACACAAAATCAGCACAAATAAAGCTTACACGGCAGCTAGCCGTGTTATGATGGAATCATATGATCGTGCTCAGAAAGCATTTGAGGCACGACTTGATAAACTACTTGAAGCTAAGAGAGAAGCTGCACCACTGAGTAGAATCGTTAAATTTAAGGGTGGCTACAGAATTCGCTGGGCAAGCGCCAAGCGAGTAGCTGAAGTGAAGACACACAACCAAAGGAAGGCTGAAATGATTGAGAAGTTTATGAACAGCCCTGACAAAATTTTATACAAGATCGAAGCAAATATTGAGGAGTCCGAGCGGTTCAATGGGCAAGTTTCGCTTAAAAGCCCACACTGGAAGCGGACGGTCTCAGATAGACAGATTAAGAATCCGCCAAAGATAAGGACAACTAACGTTAAAAATCTGTTGTCTCAAACATTCAGGGCTGTGACACAAAATGGAGCAATAGTTGAAATAATAGGCAAGAAGAGGAAAAGAGCAATCCGTTGCTCTTACAAGACAGTGAAGAAATCAATTATACCATGTTTTGACTTGCCACACAAACATGGCATCTGGAGCAAAAGGGAGCTAGTTCCTTCTGAGGTGAAGGAATTAGTCGATATAGTTGTCAAGTACAGGCGTCTGAGAGATGTTTTTACAGATAATGATATTCAACCTGGCTGGAGTGGGTTTGTTGTTCCACGTAAAGTTGCAACATCTTACTGGAGGAAGTATGATGAAGTAATTGTTCGTGGTAGATTATATGGGAAGGTAGAAGATGCTAGAACAAAACTCCCATTCGGAGATGTTTCACGCATTCATCATTATAGCAACGAGCGACTTTTTTTTGAAGGATGGCAGGAAAACTTTAAGAAGTTAGCTCCAGTTCAACAGGATCATGTCTGCAGGATAATGAAAGACAACAGATTTGCTGGGAAGCTTGCAGCAACAATCGCACAGATCCCCTTCCCTTGTCATAAACTTACTTGCGATTTGTGTAGAAAGGTCTACAACCCAATAAGTGAGGATGCATACAAAGAGCTTGTGAACAATCATGTAGAGAGCAGGGCAAGCGAAATCAGTGAAGCTCTAGAACACTATCCTGAATTAAAGCAGGTTGTTGCAAGGTTTAGGGATGAAACTCTAGTGGAAAGATCACTAGATTCATTGATTGATATTCGTAAATTGACACTGGGACATAGGGCAACCCAAATGCAACAGATCCAAAGGATGTCTGATATCCTAATGAAAGGACTAACCATGACTGAAAATGATGTGGAGGAGGTTGGTAAGAATTTACTGGAGATTACACGCTGGTTTGCAAATCACTTGAGCTTGATTGATAGAGGATCTCTCCGAACCTTCAGGAACAAGAGATCTTCAAAAGCAATGTTGAATCCTTCATTATTATGTGATAACCAGCGTGATACAAATGGCAATTTCATATGGGGTCAGCGAAGTTACCATGCAAGACGCTTCTTCAGTAACTTCCTTGAGGAGATTGACCCAACTAAAGGCTATGAAAGATACATTATCAGAAAGTGCCCGAATGGAGAAAGAAAATTGGCAATCGGCAATTTGATAGTCAATCTTGATTCTGAGAAGACTAGAGAGGCACTTCGAGGTGAAGAGATAGAGAGCGAGCCCCTGACTGAAGCATGTGTTAGTAGGAGAAACGGGAATTTCATATACCCGTGCTGTTGCGTTACTGAAGATGATGGGAGACCATTATACTCACATTTGAAGAGCCCCACAAAAAGGCATTTGATGATAGGGGCATCTGGTGATCCAAAGATACTCGATATGCCGTCAGCGGAACTTGACAAGATGTACATAGCTAAGCAAGGATATTGTTATTTGAACATTTTCCTAGCGATGCTTGTGAATGTTAGTGAGGAAGAAGCTAAATTCTTCACGAAGATGGTACGAGATGTTTTAATACCAAAACTTGGTGAATGGCCGACAATGCATGATGTAGCCACAGCTTGCTACATAGCTACAATTTTCTACCCAGATGTGAGTAACGCTGAGTTACCAAGAATATTAGTGGACCACGCTCAGAAGACAATGCATGTTATTGACTCGTTCGGTTCACTTAGCACAGGGTACCACGTCCTAAAAGCTGGCACTGTCTCCCAGCTGATCGATTTTGCGTCTAATGATCTGGACAGTGAAATGAAGTTTTACAAAGTTGGTGGAAACAATCTTCCTGAATCTGAAAGGATGATCACAACATTGATCAAAGGGATATATAGACCAAAGCTGTTGGTCAAACTGATTGAGGATGATCCATATGTGCTAATGATGGCATTATGCTCTCCAAAGCTCTTAATCAGCCTGTACAACAATGGTTCTCTAGAGTTGGCAACCCAGACATGGATTAAGAAAGATAAGGATGTTTCACTGATATTTATGCAGTTGTCTGATCTTGCTAAGGAAATGTCAAAAGCTGATCTTTTAATTGAACAACTGAAGCTGATGAGTGAGAGTGCAAGTAGAATACGTGAGCTTTTACCAGTGCCAATTATCGCTGATAAGTCGCGCATTATATTTAATGAAATGCTCACTCTGAAATCCTCAATCTTTGAAGCTGATGAGGAGCTTAGTAGAGCTGGTTTCGCCAATTACCAGACGCGCCTCTACGAAGCAATGGAAAAAATGTACCAGCAACAATTAGAACAGGAGTGGCGAGATTTAGGCTGGTTTGGAAAATTATCTTTAATCATTTTCTCACAGAGGCACAGACCAAGATCTACTCCTGCACTGCCCCTCACAAGGTTAAAAGGTTTAGAAGACAAATTCGCTATATCAGCTACTTGGTGTGCTGGCAAGATAAAGGGACACCTCAACACAGTGCGTGTGTGCGGGGTGAATAAATTCAAACAAACAGTTGGCTTTGTAAATAGAGTTTTAATTGACAAGTCAGTGTACATATTAACTAGATGTATGCAAGATGTGTTTTATTTCATTAATGTAGCAGTAGTTGCACAGATATTAATTTCAACTGTATATATGATTAATAGATGGTTGCATCAGCAGAAAGTAGCACAGATGGAATTAGAGTATTATAAGTATAAAAATAGTGAAGCCAAAATAACAATGCTTTTCAATAATTACCAGAAAATTCATGGGAATGCTCCAACAAGAGCTGAGTTCATTGAGTTTCTTCGAGAAAATGATGATAAGTTGTGTGACTACATAACTATAGACCATGAGGTTGCACACCAGTCAAAGAATCCGTTTGAGAGAAATCTTGAAAAAGTGGTTGCAATGATGGCACTATTCGCAATGGTGTTTGGAAGTGACAAGAGCTCAGCTGTTTTTAACGTTCTTCGGAATATTAAAACAGTTTTTGGTACATTGGAAGATGGTGTTCGTTATCAATCACTTGATGAAATTGAATCACTTGAAGATGAGAAGAAACTTACAATTGATTTTGAACTCGATACAGAACAGTGCTATGAGGGAGCAACAATGGATGTCCAGTTCAATCAATGGTGGAACAAGCAATTAGAGCAGAATCGTGTCGTTCCACATTATAGAACAGGAGGATGCTTTGTGGAGTTTACTCGAGCTACATCAGCGAGTGTATGCAACACAATTGCATTAAGTGAAGAAAAGGAATTTCTGGTTAGAGGAGCGGTAGGATCAGGAAAGTCGACAGGATTGCCCTCCACTCTGAGTAGGAAAGGAAAAGTGCTGCTTCTTGAGACAACAAGACCGTTGGCTGAAAATGTGTGCAAGCAGCTTAGAAAGGAACCCTTCAATCTTGCGCCAACCTTGCGCATGCGAGGGGTGACCTCGTTTGGTTCCAGCAACATCACCATTATGACAAGTGGCTTTGCACTTCATTACCATGCCAATAATGCAAGTAAGCTCAAAGACTTTGATTACATAATCATTGATGAATGTCATACACTTGATGCTTCAACCATGGCCTTCTATTGTCTACTTAAAGAGTATGATTTCCAAGGGAAAATACTGAAGGTTTCAGCAACACCACCAGGAGAGGAATGCGAGTTTAAGCCACAACATGATGTGCAACTTAAAATTGAGCCAGAACTCTCATTTCATGCTTTTGTAGCAGCACAAGGCTCAGGTTCAAACGCAGACGTTGTGCAGCATGGAAATAATATCCTTGTATATGTGGCCAGTTACAATGACGTCGATCAATTAAGCAAACTTCTCATTGAAAAAGGACACCATGTCACAAAGGTTGATGGGCGAACAATGAAGCTTGGGAGTGTTGAAATCCCAACAAAAGGTAGCGATGCGAAGAAACACTTTGTCGTCGCCACTAACATAATCGAGAATGGAGTGACGCTTGATATTGACGTGGTAGTCGATTTCGGAATAAAGGTTGTTGCTGAGCTTGATGCTGACTCTCGCTGTATGCAATACAAGAAAGTTTCAATAAATTATGGCGAGAGACTACAAAGACTGGGGAGAGTTGGAAGAGTTAAGCCAGGCTATGCACTTAGAATAGGGCATACTGAAGTTGGGTTGACATCCATTCCAATATCTGTTGCCACTGAAGCTGCCTTCCTATGTTTTGCCTATGGGCTGCCTGTAATGACACATAATGTAACAGCTAGTTTGCTTGGAAAGTGCACAACAAAGCAGGCACGCGCTATGATGCATTATGAGCTACCACCTTTCTTCATGGTTGAACTCGTGATGTATAATGGGACAGTGCATCCACAGATTGAAAAACTACTGCAAGGGTATAAGCTTCGTGATTCCACAATGCATTTGAGCACGTTAGCTATTCCAAACAGTGGAGTATCAAGGTGGAAAACAGTTAGAGAATACAAGCAACTTGGAATCCATATTGAAGCTAACGATGATGTACGCATTCCATTCGCTTCAAGAAACATACCAGATAAGCTGTATACAGAGATTTGGAAAGCGGTCCAGCAGCACAAAGCAGATGCAGGCTTTGGAAGACTTAAGAGCACGTGTGCCAGCAGCGTTTCGTATACACTGTCAACGCAGCCACATGCAATACCAAGAACAATTGCGATAATAGATCACTTGCTTGCTGAGGAAAGGCAGAAGAAAGAATGCTTCGAATCGCTCAATGACACTCTATGCTCAACGAACTTCACACTGGTAGGCATTGTCAACAAAATACGGAATCGCTACTTGCGTGATCATTCAACGCATAACATAGCAGTTTTACAAGCTGCCAAGGCCCAACTACTTGAGTTCAATTCAAAGGAGATTGACCCAGAACGTCTTGAAGATCTCATGGGGTATGGGCTTCTAGATACAGTGCAATACCAAGACAAGAAGAGCATGAGGAAATGCCTGAAACTGGAAGGACAATGGGATAAGCATTTGATGTCGAATGATGTTGTAGTGGCTGGTTGTGTTTTGGTTGGTGGTGGTTGGATGATATGGGAATTTTACAAACAGAGCCAAGAGATGGTTGAATTTCAAGGAAAGAAGCGTAAGATCCAGAAACTGAGATTTAGAGATGCTCGAGACAGAAAGATGGGCCGAGAAGTGTATGGTGATGATGGCACAATTGAGCACTATTTTGGAGCAGCATATACAGAAAAAGGAAAGAAAAAGGGAAATAACAACACAAAGGGTCTAGGTAGGAAAAATAGGAGATTTGTACATATGTATGGATTTGACCCAACTGAATACTCTTTTGTTAGATTTGTAGATCCACTAACAGGACATGCTCAAGATGAGGGAATAACAGCAGACATGTCTATAATTCAAGAAGAAATAGCTGACATTAGGGAGAAGGCTATGCTAAATGATGATGATCTTATAGATTACATTAGACAAAATCCAGGCATACAGGCGTACTACATGAAGCACGGCTCAGATAAGGCATTGCGTGTCGATTTGACACCTCATAACCCATTGCTGGTGTGTCGGTCTGCGACGATTGCAGGCTATCCTGAACGTGAAATTGAGCTGCGACAAACTGGCCCTCCAAAAGTTGTTAATGTGAATGAGGTGCCAAAGGTAGAAAAGGATCAAGTGGCTTCAGAGGGGAAATCAATCGTTAGTGGCTTGCGGAATTACAATCCAATTCCCTCAATAGTGTGTCAGTTAACAAACTCATCAGGAAGTGATCATCAGACATTGTTTGGGATTGGCTATGGCCCACTTATCATAACGAATGGTCATCTGTTTCGAAATAATAATGGCACATTGCTCATTCGATCCCACCATGGAGAGTTCACGATTAAAAACACGACACAGCTAAATATCCACCATGTTGCAGCAAAAGACATGATTTTGATCAAAATGCCAAAGGATTTCCCGCCGTTTCCCCAACGCATACATTTTCGAGGTCCAAAAGCTGATGAAAAAGCTTGCTTGGTTGGTTCGCGATTCCAAGAAAGACACATTTCGAGTGAGGTGTCTGATTCAACAATTGTGCGACCGACAAGTCCAGGTGGTTTCTGGAAGCATTGGGTTTCAACTAAAGATGGAGACTGTGGGTTACCACTTGTATCTTTGAGAGATGGCAAAATCATTGGGTTCCATAGCCTGACAAGTACAAAGACTGACATTAATTATTTTGTTCCTTTCACTGACAATTTTGAAGAAGAAGTACTTGGGAAACTCGACTCGATCACATGGGTCAAGCATTGGCGGCACTCATCAGATAAGATTGCTTGGAATGGTTTGTCGTTGAAGGAAGATTATCCATCCAGAGAGTTCTCAGTTTCGAAAATAATATCTGATTTGAATGGACTTTTCATGGATGAGGTTTCTGAGCAGAGCAAATATGAGAAGTGGGTGTTGCAGAGATTAGAAGGGAATTTGAAGGCCGTTGGGCAGTCGACTAGCCAACTTGTAACAAAGCATGTGGTCAAGGGCCCTTGTGTTTTATTTCAAGAATACTGTGGCGAGCGTCCTGACGCTCTCAACTTTTTCAAGCCTTTCATGGGTGAATATGGACCAAGTAAGCTAAACAAGGAAGCTTTTCTTAAAGATTTTCTAAAATATGCTGGTCCGATAACAATTGGAGAAGTTGATACAGAAAGATTTGAAAGGGCTGTGCTAAATGTGATAAAGCTGTTTGAAGATTTGGATTTTGGAGAGTGTGCATATGTTACAGATCCCGACGCAATTTATGATTCTTTGAATTTAAAAGCGGCAGTTGGGGCCTTGTATCAAGGGAAGAAGAAGGAGTATTTTGAGATGATGAGCACATTCGAGAAGGAAGAATTGTTACGGCTCAGCTGCCTACGGCTTTTTAAAGGTGAAATGGGCGTTTGGAACGGCTCTTTAAAAGCAGAACTTAGAGCCAAAGAGAAGTTGGAACAGAACAAGACACGCACTTTCACTGCAGCTCCAATTGATACATTACTTGGCGGGAAGGTATGTGTTGATGACTTTAATAACAGATTCTATTCACTAAATCTTGAGGCACCGTGGTCGGTTGGCATGACAAAGGTCTATGGTGGATGGAATAAGCTGTTAAGTAAACTGCCAGAGGGGTGGATTTATTGTGATGCTGATGGTTCACAGTTTGATAGTTCGTTAACCCCATACTTGATCAATTCAGTTGTACAAATCAGAGAGCACTTCATGGAACCATGGGATGTTGGTGTTAGGATGTTACGGAATTTTTACACAGAAATCATTTACACACCAATTCTAGCACCAGATGGTACAATAGTAAAGAAATTCAAAGGGAACAATAGTGGTCAGCCATCAACTGTTGTAGATAACACTATAATGGTTGTTCTGGCAATGCATTACTCTATGGAGAGAGAGAACTGGAGTGAAATAGAACGGAAGAGTGACATCGTTTTCTTTGCCAACGGGGATGATCTTATTATAGCGATTAAACCAGAGAAGGAAAAGTTTCTTGACAATTTGCAGTCAAACTTTCTAGAACTGGGCTTGAAATATGATTTTTCCAACAGGCACAGGGATGTGAGGGATCTCTGGTTCATGTCACACAGAGGGATTGAGTACCAAGGCATATTAATACCAAAGCTCGAAGAAGAGAGAATAGTCTCAATTCTGGAATGGGACAGGAGCACTGAAATATCACACCGGGCTGAGGCAATTTGTGCAGCAATGATAGAAGCATGGGGTTACCCAGATATGCTCAGACATATTAGGGAGTTTTACTTGTGGCTCATGCAACACCCATGGTACAAGGATCTTGTTAAGGAAGGAAGGTTGCCATACATCTCAGAATCAGCTCTTAAAAAGTTGTACACTGATGAGGAAATCAATGAGCATGAACTGGCAGAATACTGGCGAGCATTAGTGATCAATGACAATGAGCAAGAGGATGAAGTCGTATATCAATCGGGTAGCGGTCCAGCTACACCAAGTTCCCAACGCCAACAAGCTCCCCAAGGGCAAGAAGGCAGTATTGATGCAGGTCGAAATCAACAAGCTCAGAGGCCACAGCCTTCAAGCGATGTCGTCAGACATGATGGGAGCCAAGCACAAGATGTTGGACAAGTAAGTTACACTATTCCTAGACTCAAGAATATTTCAAAAATGCGTCTGCCAAAGGTGAAAGGAAAAATCATTCTCTCCCTTGACCACATTATAGATTACAAACCAGATCAACTTGATCTCTCAAACACGAGAGCAACACATGAACAGTTGCAAGTCTGGTACAATGCGATCATGAATGAATATGAGGTCAGTGAATCACAGATGGGAGTTCTATTGAATGGCCTGATGGTTTGGTGTATTGAGAATGGCACCTCACCAAATTTGAATGGTGAGTGGGTGATGATGGATGGTGAGGAACAAGTCACATACCCACTAAAACCAATAATTGAGAACGCTAAGCCATCATTTCGACAAATCATGCATCACTTCTCAGATGCGGCTGAAGCGTATATTGAAATGAGAAATAGAGAGAAGCCATACATGCCTCGGTATGGCTTGATCAGAAATTTGAGGGACATGTCGCTAGCCAGGTATGCCTTTGACTTCTATGAGATTAATTCGCGCACTCCAGCGCGTGCTCGTGAAGCGATTGTGCAAATGAAAGCGGCTGCCCTTACAAATGTTTCCAACAAACTATTTGGTTTGGATGGGAACGTCACCACTACAACGGAAGACACTGAGAGGCACACGGCTTCTGACGTTAATGCTCGTATGCATCATCTTATGGGTGTGACGCAGGGCTAACTATCAAAATAGTTACTGCATTATTATATTTACTTATGTCTAGTTTTACATTTAATATTTTACTACGTCTTGTTATAGATTAGTAGATCCTAGCTTCGCATACATTCCAAGAAGAGCCAGGGTGGACTTTCCACGAGAGCATTTGGTTGGATGCGCGACTAGTTAAGTTATTTTACCTTTGTTTGTATTAATGCAGCGTGTTTATTCAGTAGTTGTAACCTAGCCTATCACTGTTAATTTGGCATGTCGGAGTGGGCTTCCCACGTGTGCATTTCAAGTTACTCATTGAAGGTGGAAAACGAAAGCACTCTAACTCACATGGGTCACTAAGGGTGGCTAGGCCACGTGTGGACTGTGCGTTTTAGATACAGCTTT